AAGGATACCTACATGACGACCACTACGTTTAGCTTCTTGTGTATACCATGAAGCCATTTGAGTCTTCCAAAACTTAAAGGTTTCTAACTCAGCAGTTGTAGCATCCTCTTTCTGCCAACCATCTGCTAATGGGAATGGAGGCTTAGGTGCAGGGATAAAGCTAGGTAAACCTAGAATACCTACACGCATAGATACTGCTTTACGTAGAATCTCTAAGACCTGATTGTTTACACGGTAAGGTACACATTGAGCCTTATTCATGGCTGTACGAACAGGTAAGGATTTAGGACTATTTAAAGTACGCATCATCCAAACCTTATGCTCTTTCTTCAAGTAACGGATACCACACATAGGGGCATGGTGTCTAAACCACTCAGTTAAATAACCACCCTCATTTTGACCTTTCCAATCTAGTGGTGGGATTAACATAGGTGGGTACTTAACAACAGCACGAGCCGCATCTTGAATCTCGATGAAGTGTTTCGCTAAGGTCTCACTAGGTTCAAGGTAGTACATTAAGTCCACTGTATCGCTACGCCACTTAAATAAACCTGTGGAATCGTATAAGCATGACAACAGTAGCCGTGCAGTATGCGTACGTTCCTCAGTAGACCATTGTTCCCAATTGAGATTCATACGCTCTGCACCTTTCTTAAAGGTACGATAACGATGTGACACACTCTTAGTACCTGCCGAATCAAGGTACTCAACAGTACGTGAAGTATAAACATCACTCACACGTTCCATCAATACTAACATAGATTCAGCTTCAATAACTCGACCCAAACGAGTTAGGAAAGATTGTAAGTTCACAGGGTCAGGATTTGCACAGCCATTTAAGCCCTCACGCAAACCTGCCATAACTAAAACCTCAGGCTCTGCAATCTTCAACAGAGCCTTAAATTTACCACCTACACCACGAGTAGGAATCTTTAAGAATGCCTTAAAATCCTCCAAAGATGCCTCAAATGCTTTGGCTAGTACAAGTCGCCCTGCACTAATGTCATCTACACGCCCTTGTGCAAAGGCATCAAGGATTGCTTGTTGCCCTGCTACAATACTCTTGGTACTGTATTCTTCTTCTAACTCTAATTGGCGGTCATATAGTGTAGTCACACAAAACTCCTTATAGGATTCGTTTAGCTAAATCAGATACTTTAGTTTCTAAGTCTTGGAATGTACCATCATTCGTGATGATATAATCCACATATTGTTCAGGATAATCAAGGCTTTGCAGATCAGCCGCATATACCTCGGATGGGTGTAATTCACCTTTTGGTACAGGATGACGTTGCACTAAAATCAACTTATCCATAATGCTAGCTTCATTGGCAAAGCGTACATCAGGACAAAGTAAATCATACTTATGACGTGCTAATCGTTTAACCCAAGCATCGGGGTCAATAGCACGTACAATCTCTGTACCTAATAATTGCTGATATAAGCGAGGGGATAACTCATCATATTGCCCAATGGTGTCTGCGTACAACTCACCTGCTTTATCCATCTGTGCATCGTCAAATTTCAACATATCCATCAATAGATAGAATGTATGATCTAGCACTGTGTCAGGGTCGATAGGCACTACCACTTCCTTAACATCACGTTCATCAAAGTCTTTACCAAAGATAAGACGAGCTACATGTTTCAAAGGAGAAGCAAATCGTTCAATACGGAATTGAGTATTCTGTTCATCACGTAGTTTCTCCATAAGCATCAACGCAACTGTATCTTTACCCGAACCTGCTAAACCAACTAAACCAATTTTCATAGACAACCTCCTAGTAATACTTACTAAAGAATTTACGGATGTAATAACTGCGGATATAAGATACAACTACGAATACAAGTTGAAGTTGTAAACTTTCCATTAAGGGGAGACCCCACAGAATGTAGTATCAGGAATCCAATGAGGATACCAACTACATTCTGTGTTAATGTCTCTAAATGCATTATCTTCATGAAGTGCTAATCCCTTTCTCGTAAAGTGTTTGCATGTGTTCTAAGGATACAGGTTTAACTAAACCATAACCATCCTTACACTCATAAATCATAACACAACCTCGGAAGTGATGATTACCTGTAACACCTTTATATGACTCTTGATGAGCATAACAAGCACCAACAACAACACCAATCTGACCACGACCTGATAAGGTATGACGCTGACAGTGATCTAATACTTGCTGATGACCCATCACGAATGACTCACCTGTTTTCATAAGACGATTCATTACAGACCCACCGTAAGGTTTACCTGACATTGGATTAGGTACATAGTGAATGAAGTTAATACCCTCGATCATAGCAGGGGTTAGGAATGGGTAAACCTCCCAACCATACTTGACAAATGCTAATTTATCAGTACCGATATAACCCTCAAACTCAGGGTTAAATTGGACAAACCGATCAATACGATCTTCATGATTACCTAAGGTAACAACTTTACGTGGATTGTAATTAGGTACTCGTGCAATATGTGCTTCGATACGAGCCAATCCCTCATCACCTGCCTCAATATCAGCAAGGAAACGACGACCCTCCGCACTCAGTTGATGCTTATCATAAGATGATAAGGATGCCATATCATAGTGATCTCCGATATGAACAATCACATCAGGTTTCTTGTACGCAATATAAGCACCTACCCAATCAAGATAAGATAGATCAATACCTTGTTTAGCTTGGGTATCCCCAATAACTAGAATGGTAGGTTTCTTATCAGACTTAGCTTCGTTAGGGTTAGGTACATCACGGTAGCGATTGACGATACCATAAACTGTATCATAAGGTAAATTCAATTCATCCTTGATCTCATGGTAGCTTTTACCTGCCCACCACAATTGCATTACTTTAAGTTTTAAACCTTTCAAAGGGTGACGTTTCTTAGCCATGTTTCGCATTCTCCAATACCTGATTAATCATATCTTCTTTAAGCATAAAGCGTTTAACACTGTAATCCCCTTTCACAGGCCCACCTGCCTCGAGATCATAAACTGATATATGAGAACCTTTACCCTCATAATCTAGTACGTTAAGAACTTCATACGTTGCATGTGTTTTAAGCTTTTCAGTTTGACCTGCATAAGCACAAATTACTGTGTCACCAATCTTCATCATTTAACCTTACCTGTTCCTACACGACGACGAGCATAAGCCTCAGCACGTTTCTTCTGTGCTCGTTTCTTAGCTAGTTCCGCTTTCTGTTCGGGAGTTTTATGATCGGGGTACATAAAGCCTGTACCATGACCATCTTGAGACTTCTTGAGATAAGCCACTACTTTCTCAAGATAAGGGATTACGTCTTTGTAAGCTGTGCTCTTAGCACCCCACTGACCTGCCGCATTGGTAATCTTACCCTCAGCCGCATTACAGCTACGATGTAGGATACCTCGAACCTCACCTGTCTCATGACAGTGATCTACGACATAATCAGAGCGATTACCTACCACCTGTAAGGAGATAGGTTTTTCACAAATAGCACACTTACCACCTTGACGTTGTAGTAACATCATACGAACACTAGCCATTTGTTGCCGTGTCATAGGTGTCAGTGTCTTTTTACTCATGGATGATAACCCTCCACACCACACTCATAACAATGAGTTGCGTATAACATTTGGGTACATGTTGGACAAATAAGATACCAACCTTTAATATTTAATTTCATAGTTACTCTCATACAGGATACATTGCCCAAGTTGATGAATCTAAACCTGACCAATCAAGTTGTGGATACATTTGTTTAAAACGTTGAATACGTCGATTAACTGACGTATCTATACGTCTATGTGGGGTTACAGCTACGTACTTCGCCCTCATACTGAATAGATCATTATAGATCATACCATCAGAATCTAAGAACCATGTATTGATATTCAGGTCGAAATTACGTACTAACTCTCTTATTGACATCATATATGGAGGTACATACGCAATGATGTTGATATTATAACCATCATCAATATCCTTACGCCAATCACCTACATAATAGGTACTACCTCGATAAGTTGTCTCAGTATTCCGTATAGGTCTACCTACATAACCTCGTAAACGTAGTAGGAGGTGTATAGCTCTCAATAGATCAGGGTTAGGTAAAATGATAGCTATATCAATATCATTGGTAGTTCCGCCTAACTTGATACAACGAAGCAGTCCACCTACTACACCTGTGGTAAAACCTGTCTGCTCTTGAATGAACTGTGCTTCCTTACGACCGATCTCAAGTAGTTGTGTTAGTGAGTAGATCATTGTACTCTTCCTCAGTTAAACGCCATTTACGATTATAGTAACACTCACTCAAGTAATCCAAGTTACTGTCTGTCAAATCAGCTTCGGATAGAAATGTGAGTGCAGTATCACCATGATGCCGAGTAAGCCACATAGCCTCAGCCTCAGGTGCAATGTTTTGGTCAATCTTCTTGTAAGCATCAATTACAAAGTTGATAGCTTCATCCTTATCCTTGATAGGGTCTAAAGCATTAAACGCCCCTGCTTCGCCACATGGACGACCATTCAACTTACGGATACCTGCTACATTATCTGCAACATCACCCATCAGTAATTGTGCTAAGAAGAACTTATGACCTTTACCGATCATCTTCGATTGAGGTGTACCACTAGGGGTTAGCCAATGCTTACGCTCAATCCAACCAAAATCATCACCATCATTCAATGTTAAGAACTTACCATCTTCTAAGCTGTAAGCTCGTTTAGGTGAGATTAATAAATCCTTATCAGGACTAACTAATACACCATTAGACAGTCGGTAATGATCTTGCATCAGTGCATCATCAGCTTCTACCTCGTAGTTTAAGATGACAGTAATATCAGATTTATCATCGAAGTATTCTACGGATGCCGAACTCCGCAGGTACTCTAAGAAAGGTGGTTTCTTATCCTTACCACGATTCGCTTGGTAAGGTTTCACACCGAGTAAAAGGTGACGACCGTTCTTAAAACACCCTGATGGTGTTAGATGAACACGAGCAGTATTACACTTAGCTAAGTACATAGCTTCAAGTATAGCTCGCTCGAATCGTCTCATAGCTGTGTCAGGCTTCATAGCCCCTGCACTAGCCGCATAACAAGCTCCATCCCCATCTAGCAGTAAGATGTTATTCTCACCACCTACATCAAAGTTCGATAAGTCCTTGATTA